GTCAAATGCTTGCCTGTGCTAAGAAGTTCCAAGTTCAAGTCTCTACACGAAGAACAGCCGATCCCCTTTGTGGGAGTCACCAAAGTGTTGCCTCCACAACCAATGCAGTTCTTCCATTGGGGGGAAAGCTTAACATTAAGCAGAACATCGCGGCGGCGGTGAACTGCTCCCTGTGTCTTGACAGCAGGATTGGTTGGGTGAGGGTCGTTAGAAGCAACCAAGATGATCCAAGGATGGACAGTCTTCTGTTTATCGACAGTGTCTGAAAAAGCTCCAGTGTAAATTCCATTTGATTTGATGTGGATGAGCTCCAGTAGATCTTTTGCTTCAGTGTCATTTTTAGAAGCAAAATCATCGTACTTCAGAATCTTGTGGGTTGGCTCCCAACCATCAAACCACTCGGTGCCTGCTGATTTAGTGAATATTGGATCATTTATGACTTTGCAACCGATGTCCAAAAGCATACTGTGGCCGATGTCGTCAAGCCAATCGCTCTTTCCTGTTCCAGGGTCTCCCGTGAGATAAACACAAAATGGAACTCTGCGAGCTAAAGGTCTATTAAAAGACTGAACGCTCTTAACACTTAATCTGTGAAGACCTTCGACAGTGCGAGCAAGCAAAGGTGTCCAATTTTTGTCCTTAACTTTAGATTCCAGTAAAGAAACCTGGAGCTCTTTGCCGTACTTAAGCATTTTATACAAGTACTTCACATTTTTTCTGTCGCAGAGAACCGAAGTTTCGTTCTCAGGCATCAAGAGCTCGTTGGCCGATCTTATGTACTTGGAAACCAACTTCTTTACTTCGCTCGAACTATAGACTTCGAACAGATAATCATTAGGATAGAATTTCTTGTAGATCCTGTTAGCAAAAAGCTTAAACGAATCCACAACAAGCTCTATAAAACCTATGATCTTTTCCATCATGGTCCCAAGTCTGAACAAAGCCCCTATCTTCTTAAAGAAGGAGTCGTTTTTCTCGTATTTCATACCACAGAAGTCGCAGATGCACTTCCAAAAAGACTCAATGTCCTTCTGACCAGCATCTGCTCTGAATCCGAAAAGCTTTTTCCACGATTTCTTAAGGAAGGACTTAATTCCATTAATTGAAATGTTTAGAGACGGGGTCGGGAGAACTTTAAGCAAAATGCTGCTGATCGAAAGGATGAAAGTCCGGAGGGTTGGATTGTTGATGACATGTAAAATTTGCAAAATGACATCGGCATAGTTGCGTAGTCTAGCATCATTACTGATAAAATCCGAGAAGGATTCAGTGCATCCTTTAAAGGATTTAGCTGAATCACTGGCAGACTCCGATATCTTCTCAAAGCTCTTTGCAATGCGCTCAATGTTGGTTCCGATCTTAAACATATCAGGCCTAAACTTAGAGTGGACTGGACCTGGATTACTCTCAACATCGCCATCCTCCGTAAGGTCTTTGAATGGAACAATGGCAGGAACTCGAATACCATTAGCACCACTGTAATAGTTGGA